CGACAAACCTAAATTTACATTTGGCAGCTACGATGACTTTGATTTTGATCGAGTGTTAAATAGTGCTCACTGTGTGCTAAATTGGAACTCGGGGCCGGGTCCGCAAGCATTGATGGCAGGTGTGCCTGTGTTTGTGGGTCCAGACAGTTTGGCCAGCACTGTTGCCAACTGGGACTTATCACAAATAGAAAATCCTCCACGCCCTGATCGCAGTGTATGGCTAGAACAACTGGCGCACACCGAGTGGACTGTGGAGGAAATTAAATCAGGATTGCCGTTTAGACGCTTAGTCTTTTGATATCAGCATCAACCATGTCACGTATCATGGTTTCAAAGTCAGTACGTGGTTTCCACCCCAACTGTTCTCTAGCACGAGCACTATCGCCACGCAAACTGTAAAGTTCTGCTGGACGTTTAAATCGCGGATCACTTTTTACTAGGTGTTTCCATTCGTGAATTCCTGCATGTTCAAATGCCACACGACACAAGTCACCAATAGTGTGTTGTTGTCCAGTAGCAATCACATAGTCGCTGGCTTTTTCTTGCTGTAACATCAACCACATGGCTTCCACAAAGTCACCAGCAAATCCCCAGTCACGAGCACTGTCTAGATTGCCCAAGGTAACATCATTTGCTAGGCCCAATTTAATACGTGCCACTGCATCTGTAATCTTGCGAGTGACAAATTCACGACCACGCAAGGGCGATTCATGATTGAACAAGATACCCGAGCAAGCATACAAACTATAACTTTCACGAAAGTTAATAGTCATCCAATGTGAATACAACTTGCTCACGCCATATGGTGATCGTGGACGGAATGGTGTGGTTTCACCTTGCAGGCCAGGTTCCGTGGCATTGCCAAACATCTCTGATGTGGATGCTTGATAAAATTTTGCATTGGGATTGTGCTGACGAATCGAATTGAGTAAATTCAACGGACCCATGCAGTTTACTTCTGTCGTGAGTTTGTTCAACTCCCAACTAATGCCAACAAAACTTTGAGCCGCAAGATTATAGACTTCTTGTGGTTTGACGCTTTGCATGATGTGATTCATGTTGTTCTCATCAGTGATGTCACCTGTGATAAGTTCAATGTCATTTTCAATGCCTAACCATTTGATGTTGTCAAGATTGGGATTTGAATAACGTTTAACAAGGCCATACACATGGTAGCCTTTTTCAATTAATAATTTAGCTAGGTATGGGCCGTCTTGCCCTGTCATGCCTGTAACAAATGCTGTGGGTTTCATATGATTCTCCAATACAATATGTATCAGTTGAACCTGTGCCTGCGTATTTTTTAGACTTGTATGTCTTCCATGCCGGCTGCACGGAGTCGTACTACATGTCCAGCCATCCATTGCTTGGAATCTAGACCCTTCATGATACCCAACCAACGATTGCGCAAGTATGCAACTTCGTTGATGATGGTTTCGTAATCAATCACTTCGTCCTCACCGTCCACATACTTTTCAGCATCTCGACTGGTCAATGCTCGTGCATATCCTTCTAGATACTTTTGAAAATGTTTGCGTCGAATTTTGCGTAGCTGAATATTGAGGTAATTCAACACAGCTTCAATTTCTTGCAGCTGGTTAAATCTGTGTTCTGTAATGCCTGGCAGAGCTGTGATATTTTTTTCTACAATTCCGCCAATCCTGCAATCACGCTTGGCATCATCAAGCTCTCGCTCGTAGTGCTGCACAAAGTCAGGAATGGCGGACAAGTCCGCTACTACACGGGCATACCACATTTAGTCTTCCCATTCAGATTCGTTGTCGTCATCGTCGATGTCTTCGTCGATATCTTCATCTTCTTCGTAGTTTTTGTCATTGTCAAGATATGCTGTGAGTGCTCGCTTGACATCGCTGTCATGCTTGAATGCATCACGGATGTCTTCTACATCTTCGTCGTGATCAATCAGCACAGCTACTAGTGTTTCGGCAGCTTCGCTACGATCTACTGTGTTGACATAACGTTTGAGTTCGTTCCAGATTTCGCTTGCTACTGTAGAGCTCATTCTGCATCCTCGCTTTCGGCCTCGGTTGTGGCAGTTTCTCGAATGTTGCCAAAATCGCTCATCACAGTGTCCAGGCAGCCGTCGTCGTTGCGTTCCCAACCTTTGCGGAACTTCTTGATGATCTCTCCAGCACTTGTGGTAAACACAAGACTGTTGCCTTCCTTCTTGAGCATACCTTTTTTCTCAATCAAATCTGTAAGTCCCGAATAAGGGCTCATGCCTGTAGTGTAAGGAATTTTGACCTGCACACCTTCAAAGGGCTTGGCGTAACGTGTTTTCATGACCTTGCAGCCTGCACGAATACCGTTGACTTCAGACACCTTGTTGCCGTCTTCGTCTTCTTTGAGCTTCATTTTCTTCATAGCTACTACAATAGAGCTAGCATAGATAAAGCCCTGACCACCGGAGATCTTGTCATCAGGATCAAACATGTCCTGACTTGCGTATGTGTGATTGGTACATACTAGACCTACGTTGTAGCTACCAAACATGTTGACACAGTTACGAACCAGGGCTGTGAGTGCTTTGGGTTTACGACCCAAGTCACCTTTCATTTCGCCTGCTTCAAACTGATTCACGTCTGTGGGCGTCAACAACATTCCCAAGCTGTCAATCACAAACAATACCTTGGGACGTTCGCCATCGGGCAAGGCCTTGTAGTCAATCATGAATGTGGAGATTGTTTTGGCCACATCGTCGATCATGGCCATGCTGAGTTTGAGCAATTTGCTTTCGCTAGTGTCAACTCCCAGAGCCTTGAGCCAGTCTTCGTCTAGTGCGTTTTCGCTGTCAACTAATACAACAAAGATGCCTTGCTCTTGTGCATGCTTCACAATGTTGCCGCTACAGATGTAGCTTTTGCCTGCACCTGAATCGCCAGCAAACACAGTGACTTTGCCCAGCGGAATACCGCGATTGAAGTCACCAGAGATCAAATAGTTCAAGGCATAGTTGCCTGTACTGATCCAGTCTGTGGGATCATTGAAGCCTATCGAAAGGCCATCAATGCTTTTGGTAATTTCCTTACGGAACTTTGAAATATCAAATGGTTTTCCCATGTTTGTCCTTAGTGTAAAAATATTCTTGCTCGATTGTTGTCTCGAGAATTTCTGTAAAGTATCTTTCGATAGTCAAACAACTTGTTATCGATATTTTCTAAATTTGCAATCGGTAATTGAGTAGTTATCGGTCTGGTGTTGTTTTGTTCGGCCCAGGTCAGGTATTCTTTGCTGTAGGGAATCGTCTGCGGTTTTGCTAGATTCAATTGAAATGCAAATTCAAGTTGTTCGTAATTGTAATGATCGTCGCATTTTAAATTTGTATCAAAATTAATAAACTTGTCATAGTATTGTCGACCAACATAGGTATAACCAAAAGAAAAATTCACAACGTCGTTGTTTGATGACAGTGTATCTACAAAAGGATTATCAAATACATTCCATTTTTGATCTGCTTTAAATTCTAAATTTACTTTGGTAAAACTAGATTCAAGCCTGTGTACAGCCAAATTAACTTCTTCGTAAGGATATATGTATCCTAACTTTTCTAGAGCCTCTGCAATTTTTATTACACGAATTTCATCTGGATACACATCGTGTAATGTATTCCCAAGTTTTGCTTGATTATTGTCTGCACTATATCTTAATGTGTCAATGTCAACTGTAGACTTTTGCGAATGTACCCACTCGCAATGAGTCATGTTTAAAAAATCCTGGTCAAGATATTTGACCAAATGTTCTTGCTGGTTGAAAGATTTTTTAATTAAATCATACAGCACTTCGTTGGTTTTCGACAATGCCCAATGCAAATGAGTTAACTTTTGATCCAGCTGCTTGAACAAAACTCGATCATTAAAAAAAGAATTTTGTTCTGCAGCATTGGCTTTTTCAACAAAAAATGCAAACAGTTCATGATTGTGTACTACATCAAAAGGTAGGACATCTCCTGAATTATCAAATACAAGTGAAAATTTCATAATAATAACAAGCCCGTGTCACGGGCTTGTATTTTTTACTTTTGTTGACGACTGCGAATCATGGCCAAAATGTCTTGTGCATTTTGTGTTGCCTTGGGTGCTACGATTGGTGCAGCGGCTGCTTCGGCAGCGTCTTCTTCCCAAGGTGCTGCTTCTGCTACAGGAGCAGGAGTTGCTGTACGTGCCACAGGTGCAGGTGCCGCTAGTGCTTCGTCTGTGCTGCCACCTTGAGGAGCACCTACGCCTGCTGGGCGGAAGTACTGACCCCAACGCTCTGTGTCGTACGGCTGACCATCTACACTTGCTTCAAACATTTCTTTGATAACACGGAGCTCAACGTCAGTTGGCTTCTTGGGCAAGAATGTGCTCAAGTCAAACAAACCATGTGTTTCCACTGCCGCTTGCTCGGTTTCGGTCAAAGCCGATTCCTTACGTGCCCACTTGCTAGTGTTGTAGTCAGCATAGCCACCTTTGCTAGTCTTGGCAATACGGAAGTCCAACCCACGCATGGTGTCTGTTGGCAATTCTTCCAGTTCAGGATCCATTAGCGCACCCTTGATCAAGGTAAACAACTGTGGTCCAATGATGAACTTGCGGATTGGGTTTTCTGGTGTCTTGTCGTCACCAATGGGGTTCTCACGCACAAAGCCCTGCATGATGTAACTGCGCTTTTTCCAGTACTTGCGACCCATGTCTTCCAGGCTCTTGTCCTTGAACCAGGTACGCACTTCGGCCAAGATTGGGCAAGCTTCGCCCCACATCTCAACGCAAGGTACTTGGACCATGACCTGCTTGGAATCCATCTCGCCTTTGACTCCGTTGAATGGCAGTCGAATCATGGCTCGTTCTGCCCAAAAGAAAGTGTTTTTTGTGTTACCATCTGGAAGGAAACGCAAGGAAGCACTTTGTCCTTCTTCCATGTTCCAGTGGGGGTAAATTGATCGGTCGCCGCCTCCGGTGGATTGCCCACCTTTGTTGTTCTCTGCTGCCTGTAGTCTTGCGCGAATTTCTGCTAATGATGCCATAGTAATATCTCCTGTAAAGTTGCCTATGTTTTGCCTATCTAATATTCTTAGATTGTATGTTGCCTGTGCATACAAGTTGTATTGTATACGACTTTATTTAGTATTGCAATACAAAAGGCAAAGTTTTTTGTTCTATAAGTACAACAATGGACAACAACGTTTTTTATGTGTGGGACAACCATCGCAAGGTCTGGGCCAGCAATCCTGACATGCGCGATCAAACAGAATGGTTTGTATGGGATCCACATTCATGGTGGGAATACAACCGAGCACTGATGGTGGGGCAAGAAT